TTTAGGAAAAGCTTTATACCACCTTGCAATACGTTTTATAGCTAACTCTAATTCGTCACCACCACCCATACCGTCAGCGTCTGTTTCGTGATAACTACTATAATGATTGTCTATAACGTCACCTATAAAAATTACTTGATTACAAGCAAACTTATCGTACTGTTCTTTACAAAAGTCTAAATAACCATCTAAACAAAAAGGTTCGTGCAAGTCGCCTATCACTAAGACATTACGAACTTGCTCCGAACGCATTTTTTTTAAAGCTTGTATTTCGTGTGGTTTTAACCGAAAGCGGTTAGTAGACATTCTACTTTCGTAAATCCGCCACTCCTTGAGCACCGACTAAAGTAAGAAAAGCGTAGAAAATATTAGTAGATGTAACTTCGTCTGTACCAACAGCCGTACCAATAATCGGCACAAATATAGCAGACAAAGTGTACCACCATTTTTTACTGCTAAAAATTTTACTTAAAACATTTTTCATTTTATTTAATTTTAATTATTAATAAGTCCAAATTATATTTTGTTTCCTTTCAGTGTCCAAATCTACGTGAATAAACGTGTCTGCAATACCGAATCTCGTAAAACCTACTAACAGTAGACTGTTCAGAACTATGTATCTACTTCTAGAATCTGTTACTGATATATCAGCTGCTAAACCTTTTTTGTGTGGTGAGTTTTTATCTGTTTTATAACCTCTTTTAGTTAGGCTATCGTGATATTCTTGTGTTCTAAATCCTGAATTTATCTTAAAAGGAAAGTCTTTACCTGACACTTCTGTTGCTACACCTCTTGCTTCGTCTAACATTTCTAAGAACACGTTAGACATTTTACTACCAGAACCTTTTGAGTCTGGACTATCAAATTCAGACCTTGAAAAATATTTGAGTGTCATTTTTTTTTACATTCACTTTTACAGTGTCCTAGACATATTTTTTTGCCTGATATGTAGTATAATAAGTTACAAATTAGATTTTTCATTTATTTTTATTTTTACAGTGAGTACGCCACCTTGCTATAGTATAGCCTATAGAAGCTAATAGTAATACTATCTTTAACATCATTTCGAAATCGGCAAAGGTTGTTACACCTAAAACACTAGCGTTTACCGTTACTACTTCGCTTATATCCTGAGATACTCTTTTTAGTGGCATTTTTTATATATGTTTTTAAAGCTATTTCGTTTTTAGCTTTTGGTTTATAAGTATTTTTCATTAATTAAGATCGGGCGTTAAGAAGTCATCTAAAGTAATATCTCTACGTTGGTTTCTGTCGTACTCTAAATTCATACCAGAATAGTAGTTTACTGTATCTGGTGAAACGTCTGCACCTGTGTTAGTAGTGTATTCTGGAAAACTTGCAGTATTGTTTTTAATATAGTCTATTAGACGTTCCGTAAAAAATTCAGAAGTGTTCCTAATTTCTTCTCTTAGGTCTTGTGCTTCCTCTCTACTAAGTGCTGTACCTGTTTCTGAAGTTTTACTATAAATATTTCCGTTCTGTACTTTATATCTTAAAAAAGGTATACATTCGTAAAAACTCCAGTGTACAAGTGCGTCCTGTATATAGTCGTCTACTAAAGTTTGGTAAGCACCTGCTAAACTACCTGCTGTAATATCACTTTGTAATTTCTCGAATAAATCAGTTCCTAACTTTGTTTCTATATATTTCTTCTGTGCTACCTTAATATACGGTATTAAAAATTCTTGATCTACATTGCCGTTTATTGCGGTACTATCTTTTATTTTGTTTTCTGATATAAATAATACGTAAGACATTAGCTATATTTTTCTATTAGTGCTGGGTTTACAAATCCTTTATTTGCTCTTCTTTTTGGTGCTTCTGCTACTTTTTTATCGTTTGCTTGTGGGTAAAATCCTGACTTCCTAGCTTTAGCTGTACTAATAACGTCGCCGTCTTCTAAATTACCACTTTTAGATACTCCTAAAGTAAACTTATATATTTTTCTTTTCCAGAAGTGCTGGCAGTTACCGCCTCCTTTGTGTTTCCATATACTGTAATTAGACTTACCTTTTGGTGCCCAGTCTGAATTTATAGTTGTACTTGCACCCATTAAAAGAATATCTTTTTTACGATAAACCTTATTAGAAGAAACCATACGTTTACAAAAAGTTCTACTCTTACCGCTTTTTCTTGTTAGTCCTGTGTCTTCGCTATATACATATCTTACTTTATATAAGTTATAGTTCTTGTCTATTCCGTCTTGTTTATCTTCTTCGTTAGGTTTTGGTGCTCCTGTACTAACTGCTAAGTCTAAACGGTGTATTTCGTTCATTTCTTTTTCAAAGTCGTAATCTTCGTCTTCTTCTTCTACTCGTTCTTCGTCTATTAATTCGTAACCTTCTGGTTCGTCTTCGCCAAACTCTGCTATAAACTTGTCTAGTTCGTCTTGTTCTTCAGACATACTATACTTATCGTCTTCGTCAGCTGTTAGTTCTTCTTCTAAAGGTTTTAGTCCTAATTCTTCACGTATCTCATCTTGCGTCATTACAGACTTCATATCTTCTAAAGTAAACCTTGTTGTAATTGGTTTGTTTTGTACTATCTCAATAGGTAAGTTTATACCGTTTACTTCTAAAATTTTACCTAAACAACTTAGTATGTTTTTTTGGTACGGTTTTATTACACTATTTAAGTAAACTTCGAAGGCGCTATTAAGCTCATCAGCGTTATTACCTAATCCTGTACTGTTTTTAATACCCATTAACATAGGTGAAGTAACTCTATGACCTACCATAATATTTGAAACCATTAATTCCTGTAAAGCTAAAAAAGTTTTATCGGCTTCTGACATTGATATAGGTACTATTTCTGGTGTTCTGTTTTTGTCGTCTGAGAATGTAATTATTGTTTTGCCTGCATTACCCGAACCTGTGAACTTCTTAGCTATACTGTTTTCTACTTGTCTACGTTCTTCGGCTGTTGGCACTCCATTTGAAAAATTAATAAACATACTACCAGAAAAACCGTTTTCTATATTTGCTAAGTGAAATTCTGCTATTTTCTGGTCTATTAAAGCCCAATTACAAGCTGCTACATAATCTGGCACTTTGTATAGTTGCATATTCGGACTATACATACCGTCATATATAATAGCGTTAGGGTTTGTTCTGTCGTTTATATTAAAGGCTGGTACTACTTGTGGTTTGTTTCTTCTTGTATTACTCCAGTCTGAACTTACAAAGTATTCTGTTACCCTGCCTAAAGCGTCTGGTTTACCCATACGTATACGTTCTACAGGTATATGATATAAATCCGATATGGTAGTACGATCCTTTGACCATACTACATTTAAAGCATACGCTCCTTGTAGCTTAAAGTCGAAAGCTATCTTTTTAACTATTGAATGTAGACTTTCACCTTTACTATTTGCCTGTGCTAAGAATCTTTTAAGTTTAACGTAAGCGTCTAAATTGTCGCTTTCTTGAACTGTTATACTTTCTCCTGCTATCATATCCGAAGTAGTAGAAATTATTGCAGAATGTGTAGACGAATGGTAATAAAGGTCTATTAAAAACTGCGGGTACAAATTCCTATAGTTTTCTGTACCGTATTCTATAAAGTCTTTACCCATAGCTTCCTGTATTATAGGCGCTGTCTGTGTTTCAAAATTTACGTTTAGTATAGTTTCCTTAAAGTCTACTTTAGTTTTCTTTTTCATTTTATTCGCCTTGTGTTAAATTACCTAAGTGTGCTTGTAAGTTTGTTCTGTCTGCACTAGACAAACTACAACTACAAATTACGACCTCTTTTATTTTTCCGTCAAAATTAGTTGCTATAGCGTCAATATCTAAAATACCGTCTGTATTAATAGAAGTAGAAGCTGTTAAAGCAACACCATTAAAATAAGCTCTTACGTCGTCTGAACTATCACGTTCAAAACCGTAATTGTTAAATTCATCTGTTTCTAAGGTGTCTGTACCCCATTTAATAGCAGAAGCTCCGTTTACTTTGCACCTTACTTCTGTAGCACTTTGTACCCTAAAAAAGTCTGTCGAAGAAGTGTCTTTATCTAAAAATAAAAGGTCTGTAGCGCCGCTGTCTGATTTAGATACTAAAACCCTCATATATAAAGAAAACTGTTCGAAATTTAACTGATTTGTCATATAGAATTTATCGTTACTATCATTAACACTAACTGCAGAACCTGTACTTGCTTCGTATTCAAAGTAGTTATTAGGTGCTGTTAGGTGGTTATCGTTTCCTGACTGGTCACGCCAAGATGCTATATCGTCAGCATCTATAGGTGATCCTCCTGTAGTATTACTCATTCCTGTATCAAACTTGTACCAAGCAAGTAGACAAGGTAAATTAGCTGGTGTCCACTCGCTACCAACTTTAGTAGTTCTTATATTTAATCTGTTACCTAATTTCATTAACCTGTAGTTAAACTATCGTGCTCTTTGTAACCTATAGCTACTCCAGACGATAAATCTATAGCTGTTATATGTCCGAAAATAACTGTACCTGCTGGTATAGTAGTATGTAAAGCTGTTTCTCCTGTGTGGTAAGTCATAGTTATACCAGTTATTACACTTTCAGTAACGAAGTGTACACAATACCAGTCTTTACCAGTTTGTGCTGCTGTAGTAAAGCATTCGCCAGAACCCTTACCTAATTGTTCCCTTAATAAAATGTTGTTGTTGTCTATTAAACTCATTGTTTTTTAATTTTTTAGTCTGCGTATAAATAATTAGTTTCTGTTGTTGTATGTTGTGTATATTGTATTTGTTCTGAACCTACCGTTTCTTGTATATAAAGTTTACCTTCTTCTACTTTTCCTTGTACTACTCCGCGACTATCACTTGCTTCTAATATTTCTTTTTCTGTAGATGGTGCAGTTGCCGATACAGCTGGCGTTTCACCGTGTGCTGGCGTTCCTGCCGTTAAAGTTACTGTACCAAACCAAGTAACCTCGTAAACTTCGTAATACCAAAAACCAAAAGGTTTAAAGTCTATTCTTGATAAAAAAACGTCTTCTGTAGTATTGTGTACAAAATGATTTAATACGTATCTGTCGTTATGCGTACTCTTTAAACCGTATGCGTACTTTACCTTTTTAGTAGAATCGTTTGTAAACTTAAATAAGTATCTAACCTTAGAAGTGTCTACAGCTGTGTGTATTCTCTTTTCTTCTAAAGTTAAATATGAAGGTATCGAACTTCCGTAAACTCCTGTTATCATACTATATAATATAAAAAACCTGTTTTTGTTTTTATTTTGTTTATAAGGTCTTTTCTATTTTGTCTGTAGGTTTACTTTTCTTTTCTTTTTTCTTTTCAAAATAGTCTTGTAAAGATAAACTTTCTACTTGTTTACTTTTTACATTGTCTAAATTGATAGCATAACCACCAGTTGAAACAGTACAGCCTATGTATTCTTTTTTTAATTTGTACATCTTTTTAATTTTAAGTTAATAAAAAAAGGGGTAGCTATTGCCACCCCTCTTAAATAAATATGAAAACAAAACCAATTAAGGTTTTAAGAAGTCACTACCGTTGTTAAGGTAAAGTTATCAAAAGGTACTGAACTGTACGCTCCTAGTCTTAAACAAGGGTTAGCTTCACTAGAACTAAAAGTAAGATCGTAACCGTTAAGGTCACCGAAAGCTGCTCCTGAAGTAGAAGTACCTGCTGTTAGTTCGCAACCGTTTTCTACACCAAACGCCCATATATCATTTTTACCTGACGTAGTTTGGTATAATTCGACAAAAATAATTAGTCTATTTTGTGCTAATAGTTTTATTTCGTTTCTGTCGTCTAATGTTAATTTGTGCAGTTTTAAGTTTATAGCACCGTCAAAATAAAGACTACCATTTTCAACTGAAGCGTTTATAGTTTCTGTCATAGACGCCTGCCCTTTTGGTATTCTGTATTTATAATAACCTGCACTATATCCACCTGCACCTGCAATTTGAGAAACTGCACCAGCTGCGTGTGTTACTGTTAAGTCTTCGTGTTGTGCGAAGTATATATTTCTAACACCAGACATAATATCCTTACAGTCTAACGGTCTTCCTTGAGTTAATTCACAAGCCATAGTTTTATAGTTTTAAAGGTTAATATTATGATTGTTTAACGAAGTCTGAAGGTACACCAACTTGTACGCCTGCAGTCCACTTAGCTACCATTCTTACGTTGTTCGAACCGTCTAAGTTTTCCATATCTAAAACTTTCACTTCTGTTAAATCAGAATTAAGTGAAGTTCCGAAGAAAACATTATTTTTAGTACCCGCCCACATTGTGTTTGTCGCTACACCTGAACAAACGGCAATTTTTACGCCTTCAAATTCTGGTGTGTATTGCCCCATATGGTTAAAAGGAAAAGCAGATAAAGCAGAAATTGCTTGTATGTAGAATCTGTAAGTTGCTTTATTCATATAAATATACAAGTCTTCTTTTCCATATACATTTGCTGGTATATCACTTACTAAAGTTTGTAAGTTAGCAATAATGTTAGCTGCTGTATAAGCTGCAGAAGCAGAAGAAGCCGTCATACCTGTAGCACTTAAACCGTCAAATTGACCAGAAGTACCTGTTGAACCTTGCCAGATTGAAGTTTCGATTGAATCAGCAATTGAATCAGCTAAGTAAGTCATAGCAAAAGCTACAAAGTCGTCTGGGTTTTCACCTGACCAGTCTTGTAGCATAGAAGCAGTCATTTCACGCTTACATACGTCTAAATTAATTTGAAAAGGCTCTACTTGTAAAACCTGTTCTGTCATTGTTAAAGCTGCGGACTGCTCGTTAAAATTACACGTAGCGTCTTTTACTAAGTCTGCACCGCTTATTTTGTTAATTACCTCTTTGTAGGATACGTTTTCTCTTACAGTCATATACTCTAAGGAAGCCGCTGTTTTTAAAGCTGCGTTTACATATAAACCTGCGTGTTTACCTGCGTACGAGCTTGATGTGATTGTTAAACCCATTTTTTTATATTTTTTTAGTTATTATTAATGTTATACCAATATTTCTCTTGTCTACTCATATTTCTATATTCTATAGACGATATTTCTTTTGTTTTGTTGTTAGAAAACTTATTTGTAGTAACAGGATCAGAAGCCGGTTCTTTAGATACTTCTTCTAATTGTGCCGATAAAGTTTCTTTTTCTATTTCTAAAGCTTCGTTAGTTCCTTTCATTTCGTCAAGTTCTGCCGATAATCTACTAACATCATTTCTAACTTCAGTAAGTAGTTCTTTAATAACAGCACC